TTAGCGTTTGCCTCCCTTCTTCGTCGCCTTCCGATCTCCACGAGTCGCTTCAGCGCGGCCACCAGCCGGTCGCCGTTCAGTTCCTCGCCCTGCTTCAGCGTGACCTTTATTCGCTTTTGCTTCATGGACGATCCCCTGGAGGATCTCCAGCTTCGCCTTCAGTACCTCGATGGCCTTCTGCGCTGCGATGAGCCGCGCCGCGTTCCTGTCGTCGGTGAGCGTGCTCATCTGGATGCGGTTGCCCTCGGCGTCGGTGTAGATGGCCCACCACTTGGTTCTCCGCATATTCAGGGAGACGGTGCCGTAGGGGAAGCCGTCGGTGTTCAGTCTTACATCTGGCGTGTTGTTCATCAGGCATAGGGTAACACAGACTGTGTAGCGCGGTGTCAACCCTCGGTGAAGCCGTCGTGTGCGGCCTGCTTCATCCAGTCCCTGGCGCACTGCCAGCAATACTGCTTGTTGTCGCGGCGGATCGGCGGGTCCATCACTTGCATGGAGTGCCCACAGTCGAGCGTGATCTCGTCCGTCGCAATGTCAACCGGCGTGCGCGATGTGATCGTGCTGTCGAAGTCGCCCGCCTTGTTCTTCTCGCGGGCCTTCAGAATGGCTTCATGCTTGTTCATGGTCCTCCTTCTTGCCTGCCTCGATAGTTGCCGCTTCAATGCGGCGCAGTTCCGCGTCCACCGGATACGCCCTGACCTCCGCGTAAAGCGCGGCCATATTCCGTAGCACAGTGGCAACCCCTTCCAGGCCTTCGTCGGGTGCATCTTTGTCGAGGATGATGCACAGCGCGATATGAGCACCGAACATGAAGACCGTCTCGAACATCTCGGTCCACTTTGGGTCGGCCATCGCTGGCCGTTCACTGACGATCCGCTGCCAGCAGTTGCGTAGGCTGTTCTCGCTGTCGCTCATGCTGCCCCACTCCGGTCGGCCTGGATGTGCTGCCTGCGCCACTCATTGCTAAACAGCACCAACAGTAGCGGCATGGCCTGCAATTGCTCTACACCAACGCACAGGCGTTCACCATGCCCGTAGTCCTTCTTGAAGCAGTTGCGACTGAAGCGGGCTTTGCTGATCCACCCGTGCATGCGGATGGTGTTCTCCTGCGGCCTCGTGCATAGGACTGCGATATCCTGCGCGAAGTTGTCGAGCGAGTTGAACTTCAGGTATGGCGGGTCGTAGCTGACGCACTTCACCTGCACGCTGTACGGTGCCCCGAAGATATCCGGCCCGTTCTTGTCCCCGCTGAGACTGGTGGAGAAGTCGCACGGCAGCATCAGGTAGCGGCTGACCGCATATTCGGACATGAAGCCTTCGATGTGCTGCTTGCGCCCGTCGCGTGGCATCCAGTCATGGACGGATCTGCCCGTTTTGATCTCCTCCCTGGCCGCGCCCTTTTTGATGCACATCTCCACTTCTTGCGGCGTGAGCACATAGTCGCGGCACTCCATCAGTTCCTCCAGTTCCTCGTCGCTTAGTCGGTAGATCATGTGCCCTCGAATAACGGCAGCGGCCTGTCCTTCTTCAGCACTCGCGGCTTCGGCTCCCGCTTCCGCTTGGCGAAGTGCGGATCATCGGCCGGCAAATTCTCGAAGAACCCCACGGCCTCGCCACGCTTGGAGCCGTGCAGCAGACCTCCGCAGCGGCACCTACACCTGGGCGTCTTCGCTGTCTCGCAGCGTTGAGCGTCCCGCATCGACAGGCGCTTCACCGTGCTTCCCACTCCCACCCGAGCAGCACGCGATACCAGAAGCGGACCCATGCACTCGGCACGGGCTGCGATGACTGGATCACGATCATGCTGCCGCCGATGCGGAGCACAGAGCGCACCGGCTCAAGCAGGACGCGAAGCTGGCCGTGCTGTAGGTCGTTCATGTGATCACCTCCAGGCTTCTCCACAGGACATCGAGAGCCGCGCCGGAATCGAAGCGCACGCCGGTAAAGCAGTCTGAGCCTCGCGCCCACATCGAGAGCGGCCCGCACGTCTCACCCTCTGAACCTTCCGTGCATCGACTGTCGTAGCCCGTCAGGTCTACCGTTAATCGAACTCTCATGCGCTCCTCCGTTGCTGCGCGTCCCTGAAGGCCTGCTTCCGGCCCAGGTCGAGCACTGCGCCCCACGAGACGTTGAAGGTCTGGCGCGTCCACTTCACGCGGATGCGGCAGTAGGCGGGCATCAGTTCCACGATGATCGGGCGGCGAAGCTCCAGGGCCTGCGTCTCCCGCCTGATGCGCGTGGTGCCTGCGATCTTCGTCATGGCAGATACCTCGTGAACTCCTGCACGCGCCGATGCATGTCTTCCATCGCTCCCGGCTGCTTCCTGGCCTCTTCTTCGAGGTAGGGCAGGCCGGTGTCGATGCTGTGCTCCACTTCCTGGCGCGTGGCCTTGCGGCCCTCGCACCACCATTCCCAGTACTCGGCATCGCCCACGGTGATCAGCATGCCGCCGCCCTCGGGGCGGAACACCTGGAAGCTGCGGGCCGTCCAGAGCAGGGCCACGCCGGGATTGCGCGAGAGGCCGATGCCGCCCATCGAAGCCGCGCCCTGCTCGGCCAGTTCCTCTTCGCCGCGTCTCACCATGTGAGGCCGCGACAGGAACGGGCAGAACTGCGCGGCCCACCGGGCGCAGGTTAGATGGTTCGGCGGTTCGCTCGTGGTTCGCGTGATGCCGCACATCGGCCCCAGGACGAACACCAGATACGCGCCGAGCCGCTTGCCGCAGATCCAGCACAGGCTCTGCTTGATGGCCCGCCGCCACTTCTCGCCGCTCATCAGGCGGAACTCTGGCTTGCCGTCGATCCAATCCACGAACCAGGGCACCGGGTAGCCGCGCTCTGGGTCGATGGGCAGGTCCATCATGCGGATCGGCATGTTCCTCAATTCCGGTCGCAAAAATGTCGTCATAGTTCCTCCATCGCTCCGCACATGCGGCAACGGAATCCCTGGAACAGCCTGCGCTCCCCGCCGTTGTCCATGTCGTAGTCGCGCTCCAGATATTCCAGGTCCACCGAGCCGCAGGCGGTGCATAGCTGGCCGAAGGCCGAGCAGGTTATCCCTGCTTCGTCTCGGCGGGTGTTGTGCCTGCGAGGCTGGCCTGCTGCATGATCCGGTCGTGCAGCGTCTGCGGCACCGTTGCCTTCGCGCCCTCGGGGTCGGCCTTCACGCGCATGACGTCGGCCCATGTGAAGTCGCCCTCCTTGAGCCCGTTGTGGAGCGGGGCCAGATCGTTAATCTCCTTCTGTGTGAGGGCCTCCAGCGGCTTGCCCAGGTACTCCTTCAGGGCCGTCGCGGAGACGCCCAGCGCAGCGAACCTGTCGAGGATCTTCTTCTTCGCACTGTCGGGGTCGCGTGCGTTCTCGTCGTTGATGGTGCCCTCCACCTGCGCCCAGCATTCATCGAGAACGTCACGCGGCAGAAGCCGCAGCCCGTTATCCCGCATCAGCTTCGACCGCTCCGCACCCACGAGGTTGCGTACTTCGTCCTTGGTGGCATCGAGCAGGTAGACCAGATCGCCGTAGCTGTTCTCGCGCATGCCGCGAGTCTTGCGGCCCTTCTTCACTTCCTTGCGCTCGATCAGCTTGTCGATGATCACGCCCATCGAGAACCCGGTGTTGTGCTGGATGTCCATCACCGACACCACGAGCTTCAGTTGGTCCTGCGTCTCCCACTCGGTGTGCGAGGACACGTAGACGTTGCCGTACTGCTGCAACGCAGCCTCGATGAAGCGGATCGAGAAGCCGCTGGCGAAGGCGTTCTCCCACTGGCCCTCTGCGTTCTGCTTCCTGCCGACCGGCTTGTGATAGAGCGCGATCTCTGCGAAGCCTGGGCGTCGGCAGGTGTTCAGAATGTCGAGCCGGAACTGGTCGAGATCACGAGGCCATCGCTTGGCCGTCAGGATGCGCGTCTCCACCTCGGCCTTCGCCTGGGTCGCCGCCGCCGCCATCTCCTGGCCCTGGCTGATGGTGATCTCCTCCGCGAGGTCCTGGCGCACCTTGACGGTCTGCCCGCTACCGGGCTGCTGCGGCATCACCTCGGCCACAGCGGGTTGTTCAGTTCGCTTGCTCATGCGGCCTGGGCCTCCTCGGTGACACCGGCAGCGGCCAGTGCCGGGTGGGTGGTGAGCAGACGGCGCGAACCGGACTTCGCGTGCGTGAACATCTCCAGCCAGTGGTCGCGCTCGGCCTCGTCCTTGATGAACTGGTTACGCAGGCCCAACGCCATCGACTTCCAATCGGTCTGGGTGCCGTCCTTGGCCTTCCGCCATGTGATCTTGTTCGTGCCCCAGGTGAGGCCCTCGCGCTCCGCGATAGCCGCCTTGATGGCGATCTCCAGGCGCAGCTTGTCGGCCAGCATGGTGCGCTCCTCGATGCGGAGGTCCACATATTCATCGAGTAGTTCAGCTTCCTCGTTGGTGGCCTCGCGCATGTCTGGCCGCTTGCGCTCTGCCGGGTAGGCCTGCTGGAGCCAGCGCAGCGTATCCTCGCTCGTGCCCAGCGGCGGGCGCTCGTCGCCCTTGATGTACTTCGTCCACCACCACTCGGCGTATTCCAGCATCGGCGGCTCGGCTTCCAGGTCGCGCTCGATGGTGTAGATCCGTGGAACTCCGTCCACCAGGGCAACCACATCCCACAGCGGGAAGTCGAGAGCCGCCATGTACCAGTAGCACTGCATGACGACGCGGGGCGGGATCTGGTCGCAGGTGCAGCCGCTCGGCCCCCAGTGCAGGCTCTGCGGGAAGCTCACCATCTTGGCGTCGACGCCGCGCTTCTCGTAGCGGCACAGCGCATCCGGCGTGTAGACCATGAAGGGCCGGTCGGGATGCTGCGTCGTGATGTCGCAGTAATCCAGTTCGCGCTTCGTGACCCGCGTGTAAATGTTGAGGATGCCCTGCTCCAGTTCCTTGCCGACCATCATGCGGTCGTCCTGGTAGTTCCGCACCAGATTGCCCTTCTTCTCAGCCCAGACCGTGAAGGCATCCTTGAATTCGTCGGCACCGAACAGCGCGGCTACTTCCGAGCCGCCGATGCCGAGCTTGCGTTTGTTGTGGTCGATCATCGCTCCCCCTTGAATGCAGGCGAGACACGCCGCTGCTCGTCGCACAACCGATTCAGCAGCGCCTGGGCGCACAGATCACACGCCCAGGAACAATCGAAGAAGCGCACGCCCAGAGCGACGTGGCAGAGGTCGCAGCGATAACTACGGCTATCGCGCTCGGCCTCCTTGACCCGCTCCAGGACCAGGGCCTCGCCAGCCATCAGGCCGCGCCCTGGCTCGTGTTGGCCTGCTGCTGCTTGCGCCGACGCACCGTGGCCTTCTCCTCGTCGGGATGCGCGGGCAGGCCCGCACAGCCGGGATAGGTCCCCATGATCATCTGCGTGAGGATGGTGCCCTGCGGCACCCGCATGGCTTCTTCGTGCTCTCGCATCTCGCACGCCAGATTCAGCCGCTTCAGCGCAATGCGCGTAAGGCGGGCGTTGATCCTGGCGAATCTCTCTCGATCAACCGATATCGGTCGGCTCATAGACACACGTCTCCTGTGCTCGTTACTGCTTCGGTTGTGGGGTTCATCCCTGCGTTTGAGGTGTTGCCGCTCTAACGCATCCCCTCGAAGTTGCAGAATAAGTCCGCTGGGCGCGGGTGTCAACGGCAAAGTTACGTGTCATCTATAACTTCGGCACCGTCTGCGTGTCGGACTTAGTAAGTGTTCTGCTGGTCTAGCCGCTAAGAGTGGAGGTGCAATGTCGATGTCAGAGGCCGTGGCGTCTGCATGTCGGGATGGATGGTGGAGGCTGACATCTGGTTCTTACATCACACTGCGCTACGAGAGGTTATGAACGGCCCGCCCTGGCGGATCGCGCCCGTTCATACCTACTCGGCCCATGTGGTCGTTATACAAACATCGGGGGTGTCACTTCAGTTAAAGCGGCAACATCGGAGGCCTGTTTTTTGGTGAAGTTCGTCAGTGCGGATCAGCACCTAGTAGGATTCAACCCACGCCTCGATGCTGGAGCCCGCGCTGCCGCCCGCCGTGGCGACCGAGTACCAGTAACCGGCAAGCACCCAGAAGCACTGCTGCATGTATTGAGCACCGCTGGCATTCGCGCTGGCCTGCCCGATCACCACAAGCGACCCCGACGTGGCCCCGGTGTAGATGTACATAGTCGCGCTCACGTTCAGCCAGCAGTTCACCTGGACGAACATGGGCTTGCCGGTCGTGTTCTGGTAATTCGAGCCCAAGGCACGCGATGCCATCACGTTGCTCGAATTGCTGATGCCACCCGCAGAGAGCGCCGTTCCGTTCAGTCGATAGCTGCCGGTGATATTGATGTCGCCCGCCACGTCGAGCGCATAGGCTGGAGAACTCTTAGACGGGCCGATGCCCACGTTGCCACCCTGGAAGGTGACGCGGAGGGTGCCGGGACTGGTGGACCCTGCCCCGCCGCCAATCTCACGGAACGCTAGACCGTTCGATGTGCCGCCCCCTGCGGCGTCTTCGTTCGAGATCTCCCAGTGATAGCCGGGGTTCGTTGTGTATAGCGAGATGTAGCTCCGATTGTTAGAGACGTCAGTGCGGCCCTGGAATCGGGCTATCTCGTTACTCACCTGCCCAGTCACATGAAGCGGCACGGCTGGACTGGCCGTGTTGATGCCCGTGTAGACGGTGCCGCCGGATGGCGGCATGATAGCGGCCTGTGCGTTGCTGCCCCCGATGGGCTGTACGTATAACGCACTCCACAGCGCACCATCGTTGTTGATGTATAGCTGGAAGTTGGACGACAGCTTCCCAGCGGTTTGATCTCCGAGTCGGCAGAACGCTATCTCGCCAATGCGCGGGTCGCCAGCCGTGCTCACGTTTGAGTAGGCAACGAATTCCACGCCGTTGTTAGACCCGCTCGTGGCCCCAGTCACCCCTGAGATTGCGGTGTTCAGATTCCCGGTGCTGGTGACCTGCAACAACGTGCCAGGAGACGCGATACCGGACCCGGTGACGCTGGTCGTTCCGATGCCCACGTTGCCGTTGTGATCGATGCGCATCCGCTCGGTCTGACCGCCAGTAGCGCCATCAGCGTGAGTGTTGAATGTGAGGCTACCGCCCCGGTTCCCAGCGGTCGGCCCCGTCATCCACCCGAGGACGCTTCCCGCCCGTTTGTTGGTGTTAGTGCTATTGGCGTCGATAAAGTACAAGCCGCCGACCACGTTGTTTTGAGTGTCCGCGACCGTGCCAGCGATCTCGACTCCTCCAATGTCGGAGGCCCCTTTAACAGAGAGGAATATCTGCCCCGTTGTCGGGGTCGCACTCCACAGAGGCGCAGTCGTTCCGATGCCCACGTTGCCTAGTTGGTCGATCCGCATTCGCTCCGTCGCTGCACCGCCCGCAGCCGGGGCGGTCCCGAAGATCAAAGCGGTCGGAACGATGTTCGTGCCCACCGCGCCGGTGATGAGAGCCTGGATGGCCGCAGCACTCCGCACCGTGCCGCTGCCGTCGTTCGCTAGGAACCCAAGCTGCCCGATGTAGTCGCCGTTGAGCACGGCGGTCGGCGCGGCCACGGTGCCGCGTGATTTGTAGACGATGAAGTTCGCACCCAGAACCGCGTCGGCGTATTCGCAAGTGCTGATGCCGCGAGTGCTCGATGTGGTGTTGGTGCTGACCACCTGTAGCTCGCCCCACGGTGCGGTAGTGTCAGTGCCGATCCGCACCAGATTGGCATACAACTTGAGCGGGTTGCCAGCCATAATCAACCCGATGCGGGTAAAGGAATCATCGAGCGAATCGAAGCCGGAATATCCGATAATGCCGAACGCATTCGCCATGTTGCGGAACCAGAAGTTCTGATTGGAAGCCACATGGACGTGTAGCACGTCCTGCGGCGAACTGGTGCCGATGCCGAGCCGCCCGTTCACGTTGTCCCATGTGAGATTCGCGGAGCCGCCGAACGCGCCCGCATTGTTGAACTGCACGGAGCCGGTCGGGCTTGCCGGTGTGCCGCCGCCGCCCGTGCCGATTGCCACGCCGTTCACGCGGTACGTGCCGGTGATGTTGCAATCGCCGTTCACGTCGAGCGCATACGCCGCCGTCTTAGCGATGCCCACGAGGCAGTTCAGGATCGAGAAGGTCTTACCGCTGCCGTCGAGATATAGCTGCATCTGATTCGCAACGCCGCCGAAGCCGATGAAGCCCTGCCTGCTGCCCGATGCGTCGTAGAACGTCATGTAGCCCAAGCCAGCGGATGCGACGGTGCCGGTCGTCTCCAGTCGCAGCAGTTCAGCCGCAGCCTTCGTGTGCAGGATCGCGCCGGGTGTGCTCGTCCCCACGCCGAGCCGGTTGTTCGTGGCGTCCCAGAACAGATTCGCGGAGCCGCCGAATGCACCCGCATTGTTGTACTGCACCATGCCGTTCGTGCCGCCAGGAGGTGAGCCTGTGCCGCCCGTGCTGATGGGCGTGCCGTTCACGCGATACGTGCCGGTAATGTTGAGATCGCCCTGCACGTCGAGCGCGTAGGCGGGTGTCTTGCCGATGCCCACGAGGCCGTTGTGGTCGATGCGCATCCGCTCTGTAAGGCCGTTGATGTTATCCGGTCTGGTACTGAACGTCATCGACCCGCCGCGACTGCCCACGGTCGTGCCGGTAGAGTAGGCATTGATCACGGCAGTGCGCTTGTTGCTGGTCGTGTTGTTGAGATCAGCGAAGGCGAACTGGCCCACGATATTGTTGAGAGCATCCGCGAGCGTCCCCACCACTTCCACGCTGCCCACGTCGCTCCGTCCCACTACGCTCACATAGGTAACGCTTGCAGACGGGCTGGTCTGCGAGGCTGCCGGTGTGCCACCGATGCCCACGTTGCCGTTCTGATCGATGCGCATCCGCTCCGTCATGCCTACCGCGCCAGACGGACACGTCGCGAAGCCGATGTATGAGGCCGCGCTCGTGGGCGTGAAGTTCTCCGCAGCGAACAGCCCGATGTACGCAGAGTTCGACCATCCTGTCGAGCCACCGCACCAGCCCCGGCCCGTGAGATAGATCATCAGTTGGCCCGCTGTTGCCGGTAGCGGTGATGCGGCTGTGCCTTGGCCCACTCTGCCGATGAGATTCGCGCCGCCACTCGCGTAGCCGTCCACGAACACGCGGGCCAGACTCGATGCGTTGACGATGTGGAGCACGCCGGTCGAGTCGGGTGTGCTCGTGCCGATGCCCAGTGCCGAGCCGTTCCACACGAGGTTCGCAGAGCCCGCGAACGAGCCCGCGTTGTTGAACTGCACGGAGCCGGTCGGTGCGCCCGGTGCTGCGCCTGCCGGTGCGCCTGTGATCTTCGACCATGCGAGGGATGTGATCCAGGCCGGGTCCGCGTAGGTCGAGCCAGAATTCACCGCGCCCGTCACCTGCGCGGCGGTATAGTCGCCGCTGGCAGGCATCACCGCACCCACGCGCCCGTTGAAGCTGGTCACGCCCCCAGGTGCCGGGGTGATCCACTTCACGCCGAGCGGCTGCGTGCTGTCTGCCGTGAGGATCTGCCCATTCGATCCCACTGCCAGGGCACCGAGGCCGCTGGCCCCGCGTACCGGGATATCGCCCTTCGCGGCTGTGGGGTCGGTCATCGAGTTCGACGCCAGCCACTGCTCGTTGATCCACAGATCGTTGATGGCCGTCGAGACGGTGTTCTCATGGACCGCCGTGATCACGTCGCCGGTCGCCACGGTGGGCGGGATCGGCGGGGTCGTCGGGAGCGTGCCAGTCTTCAGGTCTGGGAAGAAGGCATCGGGCCAGAGCTTGAAGTCGGGCGGGATGCGGTACTTCCCCGGTAGGAAGTTGGGGACGGCAGTGTTCAGGGGTGAGGGTGCCTGGGGTTGATTCGGAGGCATTGTACGGGCTCCTATGCGCTGGGCGAGGGCATTGGCTGCGCCTGGGCCTTCACCAGTTCGCGTCCGTTCTCTGCCAGTTGCCAGTTGCCCTGGAGCTTGTGCTGGCGGATGAACAGCACGAGTGCGCCCTGCCACTGCGCGTTCAGTGCGTTGATCTGCACTTTGATGTCGTTAAGGATCGAGATCGCCGCCTCGTCCAGTGGATACAGTTCCGGCTCTGCCGGTTTGTTGTTGTTGGTGTCGCTCATGCGTCTTCGTCTCCTGATGCGTCTCTGGCTCATGCAAGCTCGGTGATGATGCCCTTCGTTACGGTTGCTGTCTTGCCGTCTGCTGTCGTGAACGTGCCGCTCTTGCCCACGTTGCCCGAGGTGGTGAAGCCGCCATCGGCCCGCACCGTGCCGTCATTGCCGAGCACCTGGACGGTCGGGTGCCCTGGTGCGCTGAAGTCCAGCGTCATAAACGCGCCACCTGGGTCGCGCACCACTGCGCCCACCTTCGAGCCGCCGTAGTAGCACACGATGCCGCGTGAGATGAAGCTGCACGAGTCGGTGGAGTCGGTGTTCTTGATTGCCAGCAGGGAGAGCGTGCCGTCGAAGGTAGCGGTTGAGGTCGAGATCGTGGTCGAGCCGCTCACCACGCTGAAGTTGGCGTTCTTCACGTACAGGTTGCCGCCCGTGTCGGTGTAGACGCTCGCGTTCGAGTAGCTCGTGCCGCCCGCGCCGAAGACCTGGAACCAGCCGCCGCACGAGGCGCTGCCCACGGAGCCCAAGTAGCCCAGTTCTGCGACGAGCGTGGACCCGTTGTAGATATTCAACTGCGCTGCCATGCTGCTCCCGGTGCCCACGTTGAAGGTGCCGGTGTTGATCGTCGTCGCGTTCACGCTGGATATCTGCCCCGCCGTGATCGAGCCGCTGATCGAACTCGCGTTCACGCTGGCGATCTGGCCCGCGCTGATGGTGCCTGAGATGGCCGAGGCATTCACACTGGCGATCTGCGAGGCAGTGATCGACCCCGCGATGGCCGAGGCATTCACGCTGGCGATCTGGCCCGCCGTGATCGTACCCGCGATGGTGGATGCGTTCACGCTGGCGATCTGTGAGGCCGTGATGGAGCCGGTGATCTGCCCAGCGGTGATGCTCTGGATCTGGGCCGCGAGGATCAGGCCCACGATGCTCGTTGCGCTCATGGCCCCGATGTTGTAGAAGCTCGTGAGTGATCCCTGCGGGTTGTTGTTCACGCTCCAGCCCGTGCCGGCCGAGTTCACCTGATAGAAGTTCCCGTCTGGCTGGTAGTAGAAGAACGAGTTCGGCGGGTAGTTGTTGTTCGGCATCGTCGGGGGCCACGGGTCGCCGGTCTTCACCATCCGCACCGGGGTCAGTGCCGTGGCGAACTTCGCAAGGCTGTCGATGATGCCGTTGGCGAGTTGCGACGACACCACCACGCCCGTGATGCTCGTCGCGTTCACAGTGCCGATCTGGCCTGCCGTGATAGCGCCCGTGATGCTGGTGGCGTTCACGGTGGCAATCTGGCCCGCTGTCAGAGTGCCGACGATGCTGCCAGCATTCACGCTCCCGATCTGCCCCGCCGAGATCAGGCCTGTGATCGTGCTCGCGTTCACGCTCTGGATCGAGGATGCGCTCAGACCTGGCGGTGCGATGCTGGCGTCAGTGACGGTGCCGGGTGCCACTGCCGAGGCCGTCGTCGGGTTGGCCGTGGCCCACATGGTGCGCTGCGCGATGAGCCGCAGGATCGTCTCGAGGTCGGGCTGCATCGGGCCGAATTGCGCCTCGTAGCGCACGAGGCTCTGGTCTTCCCACTGCATCGTGAGGGCGCGGATCGTGTAGGTGCCGTCGATGCCGAGGTTCTCCTCGATGATGTGGACCTGCATGCCGCAGGCGAGGCCGTCCGGTCCCCAGATGACGAAGCTGCCCGTCTCGATGGGATACGCATACGTCAGCACCGTGCTCTTGGCCTTCAGCGCGGCGTCCCAGGCCGTGATGATGGAGGTGTCCACCATGCCCGCCGCGTACTCGCCGTAGGTGCCGATGGAGACGGGGTCGGAGTAGTTGGCCTGCACGAATGCGCCGGTCGCCGGGTCCACGGCCCCGCGCACGTAGGCATGGTTCACTGGGTTGGTGAAGTCGTGGCGGTAGTTCTCCACGCGCACCGGGAACTTCGTCACGTAGTCGGGTGAGGTCGAGAGCGTGAACGGTGCCGGTGGCGCAGCTGATGCCGGTTGGTAATACAGATTGCCGTTGAAGTCCACGCGCCACGTCGCCATCGCCAGGGTCGAGAGGTCATCGAGCACCTGCCGACAGGTCTTGGAGAGCCAGTCGTACTTCTGGATCGTCGGCACCACCAGGGCCACGCTGGCGAGGTGGATCGTCGGGCAGAAGTGGCCGAGCAGGGCCGTGATGATGCCCTGGTCGCTGTTGGGCATGGTGACCGCGAAGGTCGAATCCCAACACACGGCGCGGTCGAGATACGCCGACCAGTCCGACAGGTCGCACTGGTAGAAGACGCTGAAGCCCGGTGTGTCGGACTGCTGCAACGTCATGGCGTAGATATTGCCGTCGAACAGCTTGGTCGTGCCGTCGCGCCCGTCGAGGATGGTGACCTCGAAGAGTTCCCGCAGGGCGATGCTGTAGCTGTCCACGTCGTAGTGCGCGTAGTCATAGCGCGAGGCGCGGTTGAGGGCCTGCGCCATGATCGAGATGCTGGCGGTCGTGATCCGCTTCGAGCTATCGAAGGCGATGCGCGTGGCCGAGAGCAGGCAGTTACTGGTCACGTCCTGCCCGTTCAGCATCACGATGATGTTCACCTGGGCACTCCCACCAGTTGCGTCGTGAGGTTCTGCGCGATCTGGTTGCCCAGCGTCCGCGCTGCCTCGGCTGTCGTGAGGTTGCCCGCGTTAATCGTCACCTGAAGGCCCGAGAAGCCCGACTTCAGCGTGTCCAGCATCTCGCCCGCGATTCCGCGGATATCTTCGAGCACAGTCTTCGTGTCGGTGATGTAGGGAGCGGTGCCGACCCACATTGCCAGGATGCCGTTGAGGTCCGCGAGGACCGGCCCGCTCCAGTCCTTGAACAGGTCGCGCAGGTTCTCGGTCGCCTTCACGTTCGCGCCCCAGGCGATCTCTTCGTCAATCTTGAACAGCACGCCCAGGATGCCGCCATCGGCGCGGTCGCCCAGGTAGAGGGCCGAGTACCGGGTGTTGTGCTCGATGGAGTTGAGCGTGTCCTGCATGTGGATGTTCTGGATATCCCCGATTGCGCCGGTGATCATCGAGCCGATGGAGCCGATAGCACTGATAATGCCGGTGAGGCCGGAAGCCACTGATCCCGCCGCCGAAGCTGCCCCGCCTGCGCTCTGCGCTGCGCCACCTGCCGCCGAAGCTGCCCCACCTGCTGCACTACTGGCCCCGCCGAAGACGCCCGACACCGCGCTGCCGATCTGCTTCAGGCTGTCGAGTATGCCGCCCAGGCCCTGGCCGCTGAGAAGGTTCGCAATCGTGGTAGCGATGAAGTTCTCGATGGCCTTCGTCACCGGCTCCAGGAAGCCCTTCAGCGCGGCCTCGGCGATGCCCTGCCACATCGTGGTCATAATGTCGCTGAAGCTGCCGCTGCCCGTGACGATCTTCTTCGTGAGGTCATCGAACATCGTGCTCACCGCGCTATGGATGCCGTCGTAGGCCGTCTTCCACTGCGAGGTCGTGATGTCGAGATGGTTCTGGAGGTCCTGCTGCTGCTGCGCGAGTTGGTTCTTCTGGGCCTCCGTTACCTGCCCGCCCAGTTGGATCGTCGTGGCGAGTTGGGTCTGCTGGTTCTTGACCCAGGCCTCCTGAAGCTGCACTGCGCTGGCCGTGCCGCTGGCTGCGATGGCATCGTAGGCCGCTTGCGACTTCGCCGCCGAATCCTGCACCTGCTGCGTGACTGTCACGCCGAGCGTCTTGTAGGCGTCCTGCACCGTCTTCAGCGAGGCCACGCCAAGCTGCGTCCAGGCGTTGGCAGTCTGCTGCGCTGCCGCCACCTGGATCGCGGCGGATGCGTCGGCAGAGTTGCCCGTCTGCGTGAGGGCCTGCTGCACTGCGGTTGCCGACTTCAGGTTGTTCTGCGCGGCCTCCTGCGCGGTCTGGTCGTTCTTCTGGACTGCGGGCGTGTACTGGTCGTTGTACTGCGTGATCTCCTGGCCCACCAAGTCGTACAGCTTCTTCTGCGCGGCTGCTACGTCGGCACTCGTCGCCACGCCCTGCTTCTGGAGGTCCTGCACCTTCACCAGGGCATCGGCGGCTTTGTTGATCTGATCGGTGAGGCTCTGGATCGACGTGGCCCCGAGCGTCTTCATCGCGTCGTTCAACTGGTCGGCGGGCGGCTTCATGGCTTCGAGTTGCGCCTGAAGCTGCTTCAGCATGTTCACCAGATCAGGCGGCGGCGCCTGCCCGAGTGCCGTGTTGGCGGCGATGAGGGCCTGCACGTCCTTGATGCTGGCCTCGATGTACTGCTTCGAGTCGGTGCCGAGCTTCTCCCCGATCAGGTCGGCATACGCGCCCCACTGCGCGGCGGCTTTGTCGAGCTGGTCCTGGGTCTGCTGCCCGATGGCATTCATCGCCGTGGTGTAGGCTGCGGTCTGCGCGTCGAGTTGCGCCTTCTGCGCGGCCTGCAACACCTGATACGCCGCTGCGGCCTTCGTGTTCGATGCGATGGTGCCATCGTTGGCGGCAGACACGGCATCGAAGGTCGCCTGCGCCTGCTTCACTACGTCGGTGTAGTAATCGTCCGCGCTGATGGTGCCCTGCGCGTAGGCGTCCTTCACGTCCTTGGTCTGCTGGTAGAGCACCTTCTGCTGCGCGGCCACCACCGAGTCGAATGCGGCCGTGAGGTCGCTTGCCGTGGCCTTCCCTGATTCCGCGATGGTGCTGTACGCAGCCACGGCCTTGTCGGCGGAACCGGACAGGGATGCCACGCTGGACACGCCCAGGTCCTTGTAGGCCGCACCCAGTGCCAGCGTCTGCGTGATGAGGTCCTGCGTGGATGCGCTCATCGCGTCCCAGGCCTTGCCGACTGCCTTCTGCGCGGTTGTGGCATCGGTGTTGATGCCGCCGTACATCTCGGAGAACTGCTGCGCCACGTCGGGCGCAATCGCGTAGAGGGCCTGATAGGTCTTCGTCAGGCTCTCGTTGTACGCAAGCTGCTCGGCGGCTTCCTTCTTCGCCTCGTTCGCCGCAGCCGTGGCCGCAGCGGCTACGGCCTTCGCGGTGTTCGACTGCGCGAGGTCTGCCGCCTCTTGCTGCTTCCGCGCCTGGATGGCCTGCGCGGTCGTGCTCATGTTGGCCTTGATCGAAGCCGTGTGCGCGTCGGTCGCGGCCTTCGCATCAGCGATGGCCTGCTGGCCGCGTTGCCATGCCTGCGCGAGGCTGGCAACCGTGTTGCTGACGCCAGGTATGGACGAGACGAGATTGCCCAGGCTGGAGAGCACGCCGCCGATGGCAGACATGAAGGCGTTGAACGCACCGACAGCCCAGTCGATGACGCTGCCGATGGCACTCCGCATGCCGCTCCAGATGGCCGCGACAACGGTAGCAATGCCGCCGAAGGTGCTGGAGAACCAGCCGCCCACGCCGCTCCAGAGCGTCTGCCACGCGGCTACGATGTCATCCCATAGCTGGAGGAACACGGCCTTGATGGCGGGCCACTCGTCGTACACCCA